AGCCTCGGCCGTTCAGTTGGCCCGCGGTTATGTCATGTCATCTGACATGATCGAACTACGTTATGGCCGTCGCCCGCGCTTCCAAGAGTTGGAAGACATGGGTGGAGGCAAGCGTGCGCTCGTCGATGCAATCGCCGCGCTCGTCTGCATGAACCCCAAGGGCTTGGCCAAGTTCGCCGCGACTTCCTAGTCGTAAACCAGAGAATATAATTCAATGAAAACATACGAACTCCCCGCCGAAACCAAAGCCGCCACCGGCTTCACGCACAAGTCTGTCGTCACGCACGAAGACCTCACCCTGACCACGGCTGACGCCGACCAGACCATCGCGCTCTTGAGCGTTGTGGCCGGCGATGTCGTCGAGAAGGCTGCCTACAAGCTCGTTACCGCGTTCAAGGACGTGAGCGACGCCGCCTTCAACGACACCAAGGTCCAAGTCGGCGACGGCACCGACACCGATGAATACATCGCGGCTACGCAGGTCAACGAGAACGGCACCGAAGTGCTGTTCGCCGCCAACGTCAACACCGTTCCCTTCGCCTACACGGCGGCCGACACGGTTGACCTCTTGGTTGAGAGCATGACCGCCAAGTCACTGAGCAACATTGATGCTGGAGAAATCCACATCTATCTCGCCGTGACGAAGCTGTCCGCGATCTAAGACTACGTCTTAACACTCTGTCGTCCGCTGCAAGGCGGACGGCAGCAGTTAGGATGGCTGAAACACTTTGGAGCGATCTTGTCGCCGACCTAGGCGATGAGATGCAGCACCTCGTCAAAGAGGAATTGCTGCGAGGCTGGCATGCGGACGCTGTTCTAGCGGCCACGCGCCAGCAACGCATTGCCCAGGCCAACGCCCGCCTTGAGAATTGCGCCATCGAAGGCATCGGCGTCCGCGAGATGAGCATCGACGCCGACAGCTACTGGGCGTGGCACGGCACAAATCCCGGCTGCTGGCAGGACAAAGGTTTCCGCGATTGGTTCAAGAAGAAGAACCCCGAGTCGGTTGTCAAGTATACCCCCCGCAACACCACCATCCTCGTCTCTTGAAACCCATCGACCGCGACAAGATCGTAGAAATCCTCGGCGAAGTGGAGCAGGCCGACAGCGACGCCAGCACCTACATCCAGAGGAAGTTGCGCAACTGGAACACCCGCTACTGCATCTGGCCGGGGCAAAACGAGGACGGCCGCAAGCGCAAGGGCAGCCTCGGCGCCCAGCCATTTCCTTGGGACGGTTCAAGCGACTGTAAGATTTTTCTCAGCGACAACATCGTCCGCGACCACGTTGCGATGTTGACCTCTGCGTTCTTCAAGTCCCGCGTGCAGGTCCAGCCAGTCGAGAGCATGGACATCGACAAGCGCACCGCCGCCGAGGCTGTGCTCAAGTGGCTCCTCTTCCAGCATTGTCTCTCTGACCTCCAGCGTGAGGTCCGCCTCGCCGCCGAGTTCCGCGAAACCTACGGATTGGCCGTCATGGCCATCGACTGGCAGACCACCACGCGCACCGAGGTTAAGACCTTCACCATCGATGACGCCATGGGCATGCTCGAGGCCGCCGCGCAGCAAGACCCTGAGCAGGCCGCCAACCTCCAGGCACTCATTGAGGTCGTCCTTGACCCCGAGCAAGAAGAACTCGCCGCCCAGCTCCTCGGTGAGATCGTGCCAGAACTCGGCAAGCCGGCCAAGGTGCGCGAGCTGCGCGAGAAGGGCATCGTTGAGTGGGACAGCCCTTACATTTTTGAGAACAAGCCGGTGTGGACCGCCTTGGAAGCCTTTGAGGACATTATCTTCCCGATCCAGAGCTTCAGCCTGCAGCGCGCCGCCTTCGTGGCCCGCCGGGAACTCCTCACCGAGGTCGAACTCCGCGAGCGCGGGATGATTGAGGGCTGGGACGAGGACTGGGTGGAGCGCACCAGCAAGCACAAGGGCGAGATGCGGCGTATCACTGCGAACCTCCACCGCACCGACCAGTACCTCTACGAACAGCTGCGCGACATGATTGAAGTCTGGCACGTCTACCGCAAGGAGATTGACGAGAAGACCGGCGCCGTCCGAGTGACCCGCAGCATCATGTCTTTCCATGTCCCGGACAAGGTCGCCGTGCATGAGATCATGCCATATGCGCACGGCTTATATCCTTTCGTTGAATTAGCCCGCGAGCGCACGACGCGCCCGCTCCTTGAGTCCCGCGGAATCCCAGAGATCTGCATGACCGCGCAGAACGAGATCAAGGTGCAGCGCGACTTCCGCGTGGACGCCGCCAGCCTCAGCGTCCTCCCGCCAGTGCGCGTGCCAGCCAACCGCGGCAAGTTTGACTTGGTCCTTGGCCCTGGTGTCCAGATCCCCGAGCGCCGCCAAGGTGAGGTCAGCTTCATGGAGCCGCCCCGGGTCAGCCAGGGCTCCATTGAAGTTGAGGCCGCCACCCGCCTGGACGTGGACAATTACTTCGGCCGCATGTCCCAAGGCGTGCCGCCCCAGCTCGCCATGCTGCACACCCAAGAGCTGATCGACACCTGGCTTCTCGACATGAAGCTCTGCGTTGTCCAGACAATGGCCCTCGCGCAGCAGTATATGTCACCCGAGGAAGTCGCCCGGGTGACCGGCAACCAGCTGCCATTTAACGCCAGCCCGCAGGACATACGCGGAAGATTTGATATCACTGCGGAATTCGATGCCCGCATGCTCGACGCCGAAGCCCTCGGCGCAAAGCTCGACTACCTCGCCAAGATCCTCGTCCCGATGGATTCATTCGGCGTCATCGACCGCGTTGGCCTCATAAAATACATGTTCCAGGCCATCGACCCGAACATGGCGAGCATGCTGGTGCAGGACATCGGAGCCGCCACGGCCGCCGAGCAGGAAGACGAGCAAAGCGCCTTCGCCAAGATCGCCGCCGGCACCGAGCCGCCACTGAAAGAAGGAGGCCAGAACGCGCAGGTCCGCTTGCAGACCCTTCAGACCATCATCCAGAGCAACCCAGCGGTTCAGCAGCGTTATCAGCAGGACGAAATCTTCCGCCGCATGATCGACGCCCGCGCCCAGGGTTTCCAATTCCAATTACAGCAGCAGCAAAACGCCGTGATCGGCCGCACCGGCGCCCAGCCCGCACTCCAGAAGATGGCGCAGGACCAACAACTAGGAGGCCCGCAAGCAGCGGCGGCTTAACCTATGGCATTTTCCCCCAACGTAGCCGTCCGCAATGTCGCCGGGCTCAACATCCCGCAACACGATTACATCGCGTTTACCTACCACGGCGCAACGAACAACGCCGCGACCGTGACCTACCGAGAGGGCGGCGCCTCGGGCACTGTAGTTGCCACCGTGACCTTCACCTACACCACGCAGCCGCCAACCGTGGACGGCACGCCACTGGCCACCGTAACCCGCAGCTAATGACCTACAACGCACTCACCGGAGGCTTTGCTCCTAGCGCACCCTCGGCCTCCGCGCCGCTGGCCCGCGAAGTAGGCACCTATGCTGACCTCCCGCTCGACGGATCGGCGCCTGTTGGCTCGGCTTGGCGTGTCTTGGCTGGCTCCGGCATCCCGCTTTACAGCCGCCACGCAGCCGGCGTCTACGTCCGGTCATCCGCTGGAAATGTCAGCCGCGACAGCGACTACACCTTCGCCGGCAAGGCCGCGCAGATCATCGTCATCAAGGAGGCCGCGTGAAAACCGCCACCGTCTCCAGCATCATCACCAACGCCGCCAGCCGCGCCGGCTTGGACGGCAGCAGCATCGACAACCTGCCGACCACCACCAAGACCATCATGGTGGATAACCTTTCGTCGCACCTCCGCGATGCCTGGGAGTTCTACGATTGGCCCGACCTAACGCGCACCGAAGAACGCGCCACCCAGACCGGGGTGGATGAGGACATTTACTTGGACCTAGCGCAGGCCGGCGAGACCGAGATCGGGGACGTGTTTGCCGTCTACCAAGACAACCCCCACACGCACGCCGCGCCGAGAGAAATCACCTTCAGCTTGGACCTCGACAAGATCCGCCTGCCGAGCGACTGCCCTGACACCGTCTATGTCCGCTTCCGGCTGACCCCGGCGGCCGAGCCCCGCGACCCCAACGGCCTTGTTGTTTCGCCCGTCCTCGCCACGGCCCTTGACCAGACCGTCCCGCAGATCCTTGCTGACTACCTCAAGTTCTCTTTGACCGGCGACCTCTTGACCGAAGACGGACAGCTAGACAAAGCGCAGGTCATGTATGGACGCGCCGAGTTGTCACTCGTCAAGGAGACCGAGAAATTCACATTCCAGCAAAAGCAGGTCCGCAGGTGGACCGCGCAGACTTCACCTTACTAACCCTCAAACAAACAAAATTATGGGATTCCCTAACGTAAAAACTAAACCCTC